GGGGCATCGCGCGCGGCCTCCATCGAGGAGATCGCCGCTCGCATGCAGCGCTCCGCATCGAAGGCACGCGCGAAGGGCACGACGTTGCTCGAGCGTCATGTCGGCTTCGACTACTACGACGTGGACGGCGAAGCCCCTCTGCCTCACCTGATCTGCATCGCGATGCAGGACGTCATCATCGAGGCCGAGCTGGACAACTGCTACGTGCTCGATACGCCGAAGATCGCAGTCGATCTCGACCGACGGCAGATTCACGTGACCCTCGAAGTGCTGCGGCTCGATGAGCCGAGCCTGGAGGTGCGGACCTGATGACGAAGAAGCCACCGCTCGATGTCGAGATCACGCGCGCGATCGCCCGCGCGCACATCCTCTACTCGAACCGCCCTCACACAGATGAGCGCGTGCATCGCCTGGTCATGGAGGCCTGCGCCCGTGCCGCTCACTACCCGGTCGAGGTCAAACCCTCACGGTCGGCGCTCGCGCCGATGAGGCCTCGCCGATCCGCTTAACCACCAACACCAAGAACAGAAGGAATCACAATGAGCAAGAAGTTCTGGGCAGCAGGCGCTGCCCTCACCCTCGCGGCGCTCGCGCTGCCCTACGGCGCCGCATACGCCGCCGCCGAGGCGGCACCGACCATGACCGCGCAGGTCACCAAGGCCACCAGCGCCTCCCGCCAGACCTCGAGTGAGGTCACCGTCGAGGGCACCTGGTCCGCGCCGAGGCTCGCCGTCGGCCAGCATTTCACCGTTGCCAGCAAGGACGGTGGCTTCAAGTGGCTGGCATCGTTCCCGTTCGTCCTCGACGACGGGACCAAGATCGGCGACTGCGAGGCCAACGAGGCGACGCTGACCTGCACAGTCACGGACGTTCCCTCCGCCTACGCAGACAAGACCGACGTGACCGGAAACTTCCATGCCCGCGCGCGTCTCTCGGACGCCGCAGTCGGCACCGAGGACACGCAGATCGTCGTCAACGGCAAAGTCACTCGCACGCTCGTCTGGGGCGACCGTGACGGCTCGGGCACCTGCTCGAACGATTGCGCGGCGCCCGCGCACTTCGAGTACGCGGCACCAGAGACGATCAAGTTCGGGTGGACCAATCCCGACAAGTCGATCAGCTGGGGCATCAAGTGGACAATCGAAGTCGGAAAGACCTACACGCTGACGGACGAGACAAACGCTCTCCCGAAGGCCGTAAAGTGCAGCAGCGGCCCGACCTGGGATCCGGCGACTACGACCTGGACCGACGGCACGCTCGACGAGTCCGCGCACACGCTGACGTTCACGCCGCCCGCCGGCTCGCTGGTCTGCATCGTGTACCCGGCTACGTCCCCGCACGTCGAGGGCCAGGGCACCTACACCAACCGAGCGACGATCAACGGCAAGGACCTTGAGGCAACCGCGACGATCAAGGCCTCGGGCGGCACCGACGGCGACGGTAAGACCAAGCCGAAGCCTGCCCCGGTCCCCACGCCTGACCCGAGCATGCCGACGCCCGCGCCGGTCCCGTCTCCTCTCCCGAAGCCGTCGCCGAAGCCGACCCCGGTTCCGACCCCATCGGATGAGCCGCAGTCCTCGCCGACTCCTACGCCTACTCCTACGACCGCGCCGGCGCCGGACACGGTGAAGCCGTCGCCGAAGCCTGAGCAGTCCTCGACTCCCACAGTCGAGCAGCCGAAGCCCGCGCCGGCTACTGCTCCTGCCCCGCAGGAGCGCCTCGCTAAGACTGGCGCGACCGCCAACGGCTTGCTGCTGATGATCGGCGCAATCTTGGGCGGCGCAGGCGCTGGCCTGCTCATCCTCCACCTGCTTGAAGGCCGTAAGCACGAAGAGGAGACCGCCCGATGAGCGCAAAGCACCTCACAAACCCGGTGACACTGACCCTCGAGGTCGACGACCTCGGGTGGCTGTGGAACTTCCTCAAGGAGGAAAGACTCGCCGCCGAGATCGACCACGAGGAAGTCGAGAGGCTCAACACCGACGTCGCTATCCGCGCCGCAAAGATCGCGCTCAACAGCGAGCTCGCGCGGATGGCGAAGGTCATCGATGCTCTGGACGCTGCTATTACCGCAGATGACGCGCGCGAAGCCGTAGCAAAGCGGATCGCCGCGACGGTGCCCGTCATGCAGGACATCACTAACACCCACCCCTAAGCAAGGAGAAGGACTATGAGGTCCAAGAAAACGATCAGTGTCGAAATTAACCAGGTCGACGCAGCAATCGCAGCCGTCCTGCTAGCAGAGCGCGCCGGCACCGCAGCCTTCAATGCACTGCTCTCAGACAAGACCGCAGAAATCGGCGGGACCACCAACAGAGGGGACCGCGCGCTCGCGGGCGCGTACATCAGGGTCGGCAACGCTCTGACGCTCGCGATCAAGGGTGAGAAGGGCGATCAGGGCTTGCAGAGTACCGGGACACTTGCCCGCAGTGCCGCGCTGATGGCCGACGCCATACGGGCATTGGTTGCGGTCTCAGGAGTGAGCAAGGACGAATCATGAAGGTCGCGCACGTTGCCGTCTACCTCAATGCCGAGCAGGCAAAGCTGATCCGCGCGGATGCGCAGGAAGTTGTCCTCGCTGCGGATGAGGATCTGGAGCTCACGCAGAAGCTGCACGATGTGAACGCCCGCCGCCTCGCTCGCGAAGCGATCAGCGCGAGGCGGGACATCTACCAGGAGATCGTCGATAAGGCTCAGGGAGCCTGCGAGAAGCTCAACAACGGCGAGTACGAGTAAATCGACGACGTCGATTAGTACCCCGTCTGCTACCCGATGAGCGCGGCCAACGGGGAGGCCACCCGCCACCAAGAAAACACGGCGGGACCGGCAGTAAGACCGCGCAGCCCGACTAGCAGACCCCCGGGTGCAAGTCCCGGGCGGGCACGAAGCCCGCACCAATGAGTGCAGGGCAAGACCCCCTAGAGAAGGACCACCAATGACCACCATCAACGAGATCAAGGACCGATTGGACGCCATTGCGTTCGCGGGCCGCAGCTACGCAGGCGCAGATCGCGCCGACGTCGCAAAGGCCTACGGAGACGCTGTAGCTGCGTTCGACCAGAATTCCGTCGTCGATATGGTTTACCTCCTCGACCGTTTCGAGGAGCTGCAGAAAGCAACCACCGTCGCCGCCGCCGAGCTCGCAGACGTCGCGCTCACCATCGCCGACCGCTACGCCGGCAACGACGCCGAAGCACTCGAGATCCGACTCCTGGTCGGCGACCCCGTCGACAAGCTCGTCAACGTAGCACGGGGCGCCAGGATCTCCACCGAGGAGGCGGGAGAATGAGCGGCGCCGGACTCCTGAGCGTTGAGTGGGAGATTACGGACCAGCATCTCCCGATGCCGCACATTGTTGCGACGGCCTGCGCAGCTTTCATTGAGGAAGTCGAGCGCCGCGGACTCGTCATCCGCTCTGGACCATCCCCCTCGGTCCAGCACACGCTCCGACTCGTCAAGGTCACGGGCAAAGTCGCCAAGCCTGACGACGTCGTCGAGGAGCCGTGCCCGCCGCACACACTCCGCCGCTGCCCAGCCTGCGGCGTCCACATCTACGACCTGACCGATGTCGAGGGAGACGACAAGTGATCGAGATCAAGCCCGTGCGCACCGTCCACGCCTACCGCCGCTGCCCCGTCTGCCGCACCCAGCTCGCGCCGAAAGGCGCGAACGCCCGCATCACAATCGACGCCGAAAACGAGGCTACCGCAGTTGAAGCATTCACCCACAAAGCCTGCGCAAAAACCGTCATCGACTTCACCCGCGAGCGCGGCTACACGCCTGCCGAGCTCGCGGAGGTCGGCGTCTGGGCTGAGGAGCAGCAATGAGGCTCCCGATCAGGATCCAGTGCCGCCGCACTCGCGGGTGGAAGATGCCGGCGCACACGAAGTATGTAGGGCGAGGGAGCCTATACGGCAATCCGTTTTGGGTCGCTCGGTCGCAGTTTGAGCTTAAATATGGCGGCGCCTTTGTCGTCGAGTCTCCTGCGGAGGCTGTCGAGAAGTTTCGTGAGTGGATCAGACACACGGCAGAGGGGCGGTTCGTCGCTGAGTGCGCGGCGCGGAATCTCTGGGGCCTCGATCTCGCGTGCTGGTGTCCTGCTGATCAGCCGTGTCACGCGGATGTCCTCTTGGAGATCGCAAACCCGCGCGGGGAGCGCGAATTCGAGAACCCATACTACAGGATGTGGGATCGAGACGAGGTCGCAGAATGACGACTATCGGGAGTCTGTTCACTGGGTATGGCGGTCTGGATATGGCCGTGCGTATGGCCCTTGATCCGTCGGCTCGGGTCGCGTGGACGAGCGATATTGAGCCGGGACCGTGCAGGCTTGCTGAGGTGCGGTGGCCTGGTGTCCCGAATCTGGGGGACATCACGCAGGTCGATTGGTCGAACGTTGAGCCGGTCGACATCATCTGCGGCGGCTCACCGTGTCAGGATCTGAGCCTCGCTGGCCGTCGCGCGGGCATGGCCACGGGCACGCGCTCGGGCCTCTGGGAATCGATGTTCAATGCGATCAAGACGCTAAGGCCGCGTCTAGTCGTGTGGGAAAACGTGCGAGGAGCGTTGACGAGTGGAGCCTACAGTCTGGTGGAATCCGAGCAGGGATTGCTGGGAGACGGAACAGATGGACCTGATCTCAGGGCGGCAGGCCGTGTGGTCGGAGACTTGGCCGGCCTCGGGTATGACGCGCAATGGTGTGTTGTCCGAGCTTCAGACGTCGGCGCCCCTCACCAGCGAGAGCGTTTTTTCCTTACTGGACACCCCGCAGGCGAACCTTGGCAGCTGCGGGGGCTCACAGCCTCCACAGAAGCGCAGGGAGGGCGGGCACTCCGTGAGTCTTGCGGACCAGATCGAGCACCTGGCGCACTGATTCCGACGCCGACTGCGTCGGACCACAAGGCCGGCCGCCATCAGGACGGGACGGGCATGAGCCTGTCCCAGGCAGCGCAGATGCTACCGACGCCGGTCGCGCAGCCCTCGGGCAACTCGCCAGAGGCACACCTCCGCAAGAAGCCAGGCAGGGAGCGCATCACCGACCTAGCGATCCTCGTCGAGAACGGCCTGCTGGCAACCGGAGGGCTCCTGCCAACACCGCTGGCGACGAACGCGACGGCCTCCTCGACCGGCTACGGGGCGAATCTCCACGAGGTAGCTCGCGAGCTACTGCCGACCCCGTCAGCGTCTGACGCGATTATGGGCCTTCCTCGAACAAGCGGACGCCCGCCGGAGAAAGCGACGAAGCTCGCAACACGGATCGAGTACACCGATTTCGGGATGTACGCGCCCGCAATCGCGCGCTGGGAGCAGGTGCTCGGTCGTCCGGCTCCGGCTCCGACTGTCCCGCCGACGCGCGAGGGGGGGCAAGCACGCCTCTCAACGAAGTTCGTCGAATGGCTCATGGGGCTACTCGAGGGGCATGTGACCGGCGAGGATCTCGGGCTGACACGCGAGCAGCAGCTCCGCCTCCTCGGGAACGGTGTCGTCCCCCAGCAGGGCGCCGCCGCTATCTACCAGCTCACCAGGATCGCCCTTAAGGAGGCAGCATGACCGGCATCGACCCGCTGAAGGACATCCCAGGTGTCGAGGACTTTCAGGAGCGCGCGATCGTTCGAGCAGTTCGCCTGACTCGCGATAACGCGGACGAGATCGCTCGCCGCGCACGAAAGCGCTGCGGCTTCACGCCGGACGGGCGGGTGCTGCTAGTCGAACACACCTACACGATCTGGGCGCTTGAGGGGGACATGATCGTCGCTCGCCCGGGCAGTATGCGTCTGTCGAACCTCATCCCGGAGGACTTCACTGCATGGTACACGAAGCCGGGCGAGCAGCTGACTGAGGAGGATCTGGGATGAGCGCACCACTGGTGTGGGAATCGCGAGTCCTGACACTGACTCGCAGCAAGCTAATCACCGCCAACGACAAGCCGCACTGGGCCGCGCGCGGGCGGCTCACGAAGCAGCTCCGTCAGTGGGGCTATCTACTCGGTCGCGAGGGTGAAGGCGTCGCGCGTCTCGGACTGACGCACGCTCGCGTCGAGGTCGAATTCGCCTATCCAGACCGGCGGCGGCGTGACCGCAGCAACCTTGCGCCGACGGTGAAGGCCCTCATGGATGGGCTGATCGACGCGGGGCTCCTGCCTGATGACGCGGACAGTTTCCTCGATGGGCCGCACACAGTCATCGCGGAGCACCTGGCGGGGAAACACTTGAACATCCCGATGTATGAGGTCCGCGTCCGCGTGTACGCGGACACCGAGAAGAAAGAGAGCAAGTAATGGCCGGAGACACGATCATCACTGTCATCGGTAACCTGACCGCTGACCCCGAACTGCGTTGGACGCAGTCCGGCGCCGCAGCCGCCG